CAATTTTCGGTAAAGCCATTATATTTCTCCATTATTAATTGTTCTTTCCGCCAAGTGCTCCTAGGAAAGTTTGTGCATTACTGACTATATTTATAGCATCTCCTACATTATTAGGAGTCTTCATTGAAGAGATTAATGAAGTACCTGCAGTACCCAATCTAATCAATCTTTCAAATCCACCTAGTGCCCTGTCAGTAGCAGGCCCTGGTCCTTCTTGTAAATCTGTTGTCCAATATCTTAACTGGAAGTTAACTTGGACTCTTGCAAACTCATCGTTTTGCTGCCAGCCCATAGTAACGTCACCTAGTACACTAGGCCATATCTCATGAGCTGTGAGTGTTAATATTTTATTTGCTGAGACATCATAAGTTGTGATATCCATTTTACCAATATAGTTATCTCTATAATACTGCTCACCAAATTGAGCACCATTCCTTTCACCTAACGGTTTAGATCCATCCATATTAATTACGTTATAGACCCACTCTTGGAAAAAGTTTAGATTACGACCATTTTGATCCAACATAAAACTCGCAGAGATTTCTGATGGCAATAATCTACCAGGTCTTCTATCATACGGTCCAACACCAAGTCTTGATATGTCTGAAGGGTTAATTGATAAACCAGGCATGTTAACTGCATCACAGAAAAATGTCAATGACCTAGGTGTATCCGTTCCTGTCCAAGACCACAAGGGTCCAGGATAGATAGTTACGACATATCTATTAGCTCTCATTAAGCTGTTAGTTGATTGTAGTTCTGATTTAAACTTATCTAAGTTAAATTCTTTTTGATTACCTTCACGAGGTTTCTCAAGACCAATACCCTTGCCTAAGTTAAATAGATTTTTTGCTATGTCTGCTATCTTTGCCATTATTGAGTTCTTTTTCTTCTCTCTGTTAAAGAGTCTCTGTATATTCTATTTATGCCAGCTTTCCTGAATCGTGCTAGTGGCATCATCATAATAAAGTCCCATGCCTTTGGAGGCACATAAAGATACTGTCCAACAACTCTTTGCATATTATATCTTTTCCACATTGGCTTGAACGACATAAGGTTTCTTCTTTTCTTCATAAAGTTAAAATTAACTCTTGGTGCCATCTTACCTCTAATACTAGTAGCAAGCTCATCTCCTGTAACACCAGGATTCATAACATAAGGAAATAGTTGATCCATTAACTCAGCTCTATAGATTGGTGGTAAGTAATGAAAGTTTAATCCTTGAAAGTAATCTTTTTTCTCATACACGTTCATAACTAATACGACAGGAAACATATCATAGTAATCAGCATTTTGTTTTGATATAGGATTTCTATAATTAAACATATACAACCTACCAGGCAAAAGTCTCTTTGTCCTCCCTGCACTTTGTAAGAGTTGCATAGGATTGTTTTTTGCTTCCTCTTCACCAAGCTCTCTTAATCGTTTGATAGGATCACCCTCAAACTTTTTATACATCTCTTTCATTGACTTGAATTCAAAATCGAATTCTTCGCCTGTCATCTTAATAGCTTTTTGAAAAAAGTATGCTGGCATTATCCTATTACTCCAAGGTCATCTTGTGTCATTATCATAAACTTCATTCCTTTATTGTTACAAAACTCTTCTGCAACTTCAAACTTACGTTGATTGACAGCAAATTGAGCCACTTCTTTAATATATCTTTTAGTTCTTCTCTTAGGCTTAGGTGGTGGTACTAAGTGTTGTTTAGGTTTAACTTCTATAACCATTTGAGTACCATCGTCCTTCTCAACCCAGAAATCAGGGAAATATCTATGCATTCTTCTATCAATAGGACTTCTATACGGTATACAAAACTCTTCAGACGCCCAATTTTTTATCTGAGTATGAGAATCTAGGTATTTCATTAGTTTGAGCTCCCACAAACTTCTATAAATAATATTATTAGGATCACCTTTATATTTTTTGGGATTGCGAGCAACAAATTTTCCAGAATAAGCCATAAGGGTATTTATTAGGACAACACATGGGCGATGAAACTAAAACACCGTTGAAAGCAGGTAGAAGGAATGCAGGAACAGTATTCCCAACAAAAGCTATTGCAGAAAAAGATAGCAGTGTAAAATTAATGCAGTTTCCTTCAGACTTAGGAACTCATCAATTTATCATGAACTTTGTTAGATTCTCTCTAGCTGGAAAAGCACAACCACCAAATACTGATGTAATGACATCTGTAGCTTTACCTATTCCTGGTCAAGGTATAACTGATAAGATTGGTGTAAAGTATAATCAAGACGAATTGGGTATTGTTGGAGGAACGTTGATTGGAGCTGTGGCTTCAGCTGCTAATGCAGTAGAACAAGCAAATGCGCTTGATCCAGTTTCACTGTCAGCAGAAGGTGCTTTAAAAACCATGATACAAGGAGGCGCTGGTGCAGGTAGGTCTGCTATTAATGAATTAGGTATGGGTGTTGGAGGAGCAGCAGACCAAGCGTTTGGTAATGTTGTAAACCCTCACGTAGTACTTTTATTTAAAAATGTAGACTTAAAAACATTTACATTGCAATGGAAATTTGCTCCTTCAAATGCAGAAGAATCTAAAACACTTTGGCAAATACTTAATAAGATAAGAGAGCATGCTCATCCAAGACAACAATCAACATATAATGATGCTAACTTTTTTATGAATTATCCTGATCAAGTAGACTTATACTATGAGGGTGTAGGAGAGTATTTACATTACTTTAAAAGAAGTGCTATAACAGGCATGGACGTAAACTATCAACCTGAAGGTGAAAACATGTTCTTCGCAGGAACAAAAGCACCAACAAGAATAGATTTATCTTTATCATTCCAAGAAACAGAAATATGGACTGCTGAAGATTATGAGAATTCGGAGATCAGATAATGGCTATTAAAGGATACTTTAACAACATACCAAGTATAAAATATGGTAGTAAGGTAGCTAGAAACTTGATGGCAAGACCAATCATTAAGACTAAAATACTTGCCAATCCTACATTAATATATGATTATACTATACAAGATGGTCAAAGACCAGATCAAATAGCAGATGCGTATTACGGAAATGTCAACTTTGTTTGGCTAATATTTTTAGTAAACAATATAGTAGATCCATATTACGATTGGCCACTAACATCAAATCAATTCGAAGACTTCATTATCGACAAGTATGGATCCGTAGAAGATTCTAAAAAGATTTCGTCAAGTACTAATATTGTTCATTACAAACATAATACAAAAGGAACAATCATATCTAAAGATTCATATGACAGTGGTACATATACATGGAGCAAGCTATACGGGCAGACTGGAAATTATACAGCTGTGAGACAATATGAATATGAGATGGAACTTAATGAAGCAAAGAGAGATATTAAGTTAATTGATAGAAGAGTAGCAAACAAAGCGTTTGATGTACTCAGAGAAACTATGATAGAGAATGGATAATGTCAGCAGGATTCGTTGTAAATGAATATGAGTTATTAGACTCAGTAAAGATAAAACACGCAGGCGGTGAAGTAGATGTTACTTCTATTATGGCTTTGTGCTCAATAAAAGAGGACTTTGAGTATGAAGAAGTAAGAGCTCAAATGGTAGTAATGGATAGCTCAGGTGGTTTAGATGCAGTAGAGTTTGACGGTACTGAAACATTTAAGATAAGTTTTAGCAGCACACAAGAAGATGATAAAATAATATCATTGGTGTTTAGAATATACAAAGTTGATTACAAAGTAGACGAAGAAAAGACTGATGTAAAAATTTACACATTTGATGCATTTACGCCTGAATGTATGAAGCAGTCATCTATGGACATCAATCAATCATTTAACTCTAATATACATAAGTCAGTCAAACATGTATTTGATAAGTTAGGATCTGACAAAAAATTAGATATACATGAGACTACTGGCTCTTATACTTACATTGTTCCTGGTATGACACCATTTGAAACAATGGACTTCTTTGCTAGAAGAGCTTATGATTCAAAGTATAGATCATCTGCTTTTTTATTTTATGAAAACGTAGACGGTTATAACTTTAAAAATTTAGAAAGGGTTATTGCAGAAGAGAGAGGCAATGCAATAGAGTATAAGTATACACCTACATCAACAGTTGCAGATCCAGACCCTCAGTATACAATAACTCAAATGGACATGCCTACCAATAAAGACGTCATGCAAAAGATAATGAGTGGTGCATATGCAAGTGCAGTTAGAGAAATTGATCTTGTCAATCAAAGAGTAAACTCATCTGCAGTTAGAGTAAAAGAAGATTTTATTACATTTGAACATTTAGATGATGTTGCTATGTCATTAGACTCAAAAGCAATAATTGATGAGCACTTAAATACTATTAATAGTACTAAATGGATTAACAACATGGGCGTTGATGATAAAAGAATGGAACTTATACCTAGAAGAAAATTTTATCTCGATTGCTTAAATCAGGTATCATTAACCTTAACAGTACCAGGTAATTCTAATTTGACACTTGGTAAAGTATTAGATTTAAACATATTAGAGATGTCTGGTAAGACAGAAGACAAAGGACAAGAACCTAAGATATCTGGTAAATACCTAATAACATCCGTAGCACATAACTTAATAGGTAAAGACTACTTATGTACAATAAGATGCAATAAAGAAAGTTATAAAGCAAATTCAGATAACTTAGAAAACAATATAGTGGTGAAACAATAATGCAAACAGGTGAAAGATCATTTACTAATTTTAGAAACTTTATAGGAGTCGTTGAAGATAGAAACGATCCAGAAGAATTAGGTAGATTAAAAGTAAGAGTATATTCAATTCATACTCAAGACAATTCAGCTCTACCTACAACAGACCTTCCATGGGCAATGGTAGTGCAGCCTGTTACATCTGCTGCTATTAGTGGTATCGGTAGGTCACCAACTGGAATAGTAGAAGGTACTTGGGTTTATGGAGTATTTTTAGATGAAGGCGAGTTTCAAACTCCATTAGTTATAGGGACACTT